ATTATACGCGCGTATAATGGGTTATTGTGTGCTGATGTTCAGAACATAGGTGCGGAACGTTTATAGCTAGTTCTTTTGTTGTGTTCCCTTTCTATTCTGTTATTATGTTCCAATGTGGCGCGATGAAAGAAGCGTAATTAATCGCCATTTGTTCTTTAATTGTGTTACGATACTAAGAGGCTTAGAAACGGGAGAATCGGGATGAGCAAGGTAAAAATCGGTGAGTTGATCAACGCGCTTATGAATGAGGTAGAGGCAATTGATGCCTCAGACCGCCCACAAGGCGACAAAACGAAGAGAATTAAAGCCGCAGCTGCACGGTATAAGAACGCGTTATTTAATGATAAGAGAAAGTTCCGTGGGAAAGGATTGCAGAAAAGAATAACCGCAAATACTTTTAACGCCTATATGAGCAGGGCAAGAAAGCGTTTTGATGATAAATTGCATCATAGCTTTGATAAAAACATTCATAAATTATCAGAAAAATATCCACTTTACAGTGAAGAATTATCTTCATGGCTTTCTATGCCTACGGCGAATATTCGCCAGCACATGTCATCGCTACAATCTAAATTAAAAGCAATAATGCCGCTTGCCGAAGAATTATCAAATATAAGAATAGGCGCTAAAGGCAGTGATGCAAAAATAGCAAAACTAATAAAAAAATATCCAGATTGGAGTTTTGCTCTTAGTGATTTAAGCAGTGATGATTGGAAGGAGCGCCGTGACTATCTTTATAAGTTATTCCAACAAGGCTCTGCGTTGCTAGAAGAACTACACCAGCTCAAGGTCAACCATGAGGTCCTGTACCATCTGCAGCTAAGCCCTGCGGAGCGTACATCTATACAACAACGATGGGCCGATGTTCTGCGCGAGAAGAAGCGTAATGTTGTGGTTATTGACTACCCAACATACATGCAGTCTATCTATGATATTTTGAATAGTCCTGCGACCTTATTTAGTTTAAACACTCGTTCTGGAATGGCACCTTTGGCCTTTGCTCTGGCGGCGGTATCAGGACGAAGAATGATTGAGATAATGTTTCAAGGTGAATTTACCGTTTCAGGAAAGTATACGGTTAATTTCTCAGGGCAAGCCAAAAAACGCTCTGAAGATAAAAGCGTAACCAGAACGATTTATACTTTATGCGAAGCTAAATTGTTCGTTGAACTATTAACTGAATTACGTTCTTGCTCTGCTGCATCTGACTTCGATGAAGTTATTCAGGGATATGGAAAAGATGATACCCGGTCCGAGAATGGACGAATAAACGCAATTTTAGCAAAAGCGTTTAACCCCTGGGTTAAAACATTCTTTGGCGACGACCGCCGTGTTTATAAAGATAGCCGCGCTATTTATGCACGTATCGCATATGAGATGTTCTTCCGCGTCGATCCACGGTGGAAAAACGTCGACGAGGACGTCTTCTTTATGGAAATTCTTGGACACGACGACGAGAACACCCAGCTGCACTATAAGCAATTCAAGCTGGCCAACTTCTCCAGAACCTGGCGACCTGAAGTTGGGGATGAAAACACCAGGCTAGTGGCTCTGCAGAAGCTGGACGATGAAATGCCGGGGTTTGCCAGAGGTGACGCTGGTGTTCGCCTCCATGAAACCGTCAAGCAGCTGGTGGAACAGGACCCCTCTGCAAAAATAACCAACAGCACTCTCCGCGCCTTTAAATTTAGCCCGACGATGATTAGCCGATACCTGGAGTTTGCCGCTGATGCATTAGGGCAGTTCGTCGGCGAGAACGGGCAGTGGCAGCTGAAGGTAGAGACACCTGCAATCGTCCTGCCTGATGAAGAATCCGTTGAAACCATCGAAGAGCCGGAAGATGAGTCCCAGGACAAAGAGCTGGATGAAGATGAAATTGAGGTCGATGATGGTGGCGGCGATGAACCTGCCGAAGAAGCTGCACCAGAAAAACACCAGCCAGCTGCTCTAAAACCCGTCTTCAAGCCTGCAAAAAATAACGGGGACGGAACGTACAGGATAGAGTTTGAATACGATGGAAAGCATTATGCCTGGTCCGGCCCCGCCGATAGCCCTATGGCCGCAATGCGATCCGCATGGAAAACGTACCACAGCTAAAAGAAAAGCCACCGATGCGAATCGGTGGCTTTTTTATGGTGGCCTGTCCCGGTCTATCCCTATTCGCAAATATGAAAAATTTGCGGAGTTTGGCAGCCAAGCAAGTATGCTACTGATATGCCTAAATGCCACCAAGGTTTTCGGTGATTTCCCCTTTCAGCCATGACATATTATCCATGTCCAGGGGCGTTAATTCGGCGCGACCTGCACCTATTTATTTAAGTTATTCTGCCCGTACAGCAATATTGATGGCAGCGTTTATATCCCTATGGTGATGTGCGCCGCAACTGCAAACCCATCGACGATCAGCTAACATCAGATTTTCATTTATAGCGCCGCATCTGCTACAGCGTTTGCTGGTTGGCTCCCAGCGAGAAACTTTCAGTAATGCAACACCGCGCCAAGCACTTTTATATTCCAGTTGCCGGAAAAACTCACCAAGAGACACATCGGCCAGCGAACGGTTGAGGCCTCGTTTACGACTAGCCCCATTCGGCAGGAATTTACCCGACTTATCCGGGGCCTCTTTAGGTTTTACGCTCGCCATCATCCCTTTCACGTTCAGATCCTCAACCGCCAATGCTTGGTTTTCGCGAGTCAGGCGATTGGTGAACTGATGCAGAAAATTGTTGCGAACGGCAGCGGCCTTCTCATACAGGCGCGCCACAATACGTTTTTGTTTCGACCTATTCGCGCTACCCTTCTGTTTACGTGCTAAGCATCGCTGAGCCCTGCGCAAGCGCTTCTGTATACGTTTGAATGCAGCCGGGCTACTCACCACCTCGCCAGTAGAAAGCGCGGCGAACTGGTGGGTAAATCCCTCAGTTTTACATCCCACATCAATACCCACTGGTGATAATTCCACTGTGGGTTGTGCCGGAAAATCGCGGCCATCATCGATGAGAACCGTGGCGTAAAATTTTCCAGTCGGTGTGCGGCGTACAGTGGCGCGTTTTATGCGCCCATCGAACTCCCTGTCCCCCCGGCAGCGCACCCAACCAGCTTTTGGCAATTTAAGCTGCCGCGGCTCCAACCTGATATTAGCGGCTGATGTAGTCGTGTATGAAGCATCACCATGGTGTTTAGATTTGAACCTTGGGAAACCGGGTTTTTCACCGTTTTTTACCCGTCGAAAAAAATTTTTGTAGGCTGAATCCACGTCTGCACAGGCTTGTTTCAGGGCCTGGCTATCAACGTCTGATAGCCATAAATATTCATCTTTTTGTTTTACAACTCGCTTTGCCAACTCATATGCTGAAGGCCGTTTTTCTCCAGCTTCATATTGTTTCTGGCAGAATGCTAGTGCATTGTTAAAAACCCACCGACAGCAACCAAAAGTCTGCATAAAATAGATTTCCTGCTCCTTGCTCGGATATAATCTTATTTTTATCGCATATAGCATTTTATTCGTCCAATTATTCATGTCCGTATAGCCACCCATGAAAAGTCATAAATTCGGGCTGGCCAACTCGGTCTATCATCGCACGCATGAGTAATTCTCAAACGGTACTTGGTAAAAAACTTTCGCGTTTATCACGCCTGAAGATTCCACCAAATCTCACGACGATTTCCCCGTTCAACCACAGCACACCGGCTATGTCCGAGGGCGTAAATTCGGCACGACCTGCGCCTATAAAATCAAAATTGGCCTGTCCGTTTGGTTAATGCTAGATGCTGCAACAACCAGCGCCGGCAGCGGAAACGACTGCAACCGCCAGCGTCACCACCGGCACCGCCCGAACTTTCTCCATCATGGAGAGGGCTGGCCAGCCCAGTAGTCCTTTAGTTTGGTGTATTCCCGCGTAGCTGCTTAGCCAGCTCCTCGTGATATTTTTTCGCGTCATCCAGAAGCTGGCGCAGCGTGTCAATATTGTAAATGGTTTCCTTCGCATAAAGCGACGCGCTGGTTGATTCCAGATTCAGGCGAACGGCGGCGGCCAGCGCATCAGCGCGGTACAGGTTGCTTTCCAGTAGCTCCATTAAACCTGGAATATTGAGATGGGTCTGGTTCATACCGCACCTCCTGCAACCGGCAGGCGGGCTGACAGAACGAGGACAAAACGACTGGCAAACTGGCGACGAGCTTCACGCTCGGATGATGCAATGGTGGAAAGGCAGTGGATATGGGATTTTTTATCGGTACGGCAGATCGCAGCGAACCTGTATTTGAACATGGTATGCACTCCTGTTTTGTATAGGGTGCTACCACCAGAGTTGCGAATCTCTATAGGGTGGTAGCCCAGACAGGGTTCGCAATACCGGCACAAAACGAAACCGGCCCGACCGAAGTCAGCCCCATCTGAGCCACCATAATTCTGGTATGCGCAGATTTAACACACAAAAAAACACGCTGGCGCGTGTTGTGCGTCGTCTTGTGATTCGGGATTGCGAAGCCCGGTTGCGGAATTTGCCGCAACGGGCTAACTCTACCGCCAAAACAGAACGCACGTCAATAATTTACGTAGATACTTTACCCCGTGACCCGTCACGGGGATAGCCATATTTATAGTCTGCTTTACTATTCGTTCAGAAGCTGATCAATCAGGATGCTTTCTTCCTTAGAGATACGCTGGGAAAACAGGCCAATTTCACGAGGACCTAATTCAGGGTCTGCCTTTATCGCACACAAATAGCTCTCAGCCTCATGAATGAGGGCCTGTAAAGCGTGTAAATAATTCTTATGAGATTCTTCGAAGCCCTTTTTTACTCCTGATACAACTGACCAGAGAATGCAGGTATCATCACGTTCATCGCTACTAATAATCTCATCAGCTTTATCCCTTAAAAGCATCAGCTGATCACGTGTCAGACTTGCCAAAAAAATATCATTTACCATATGGAATACTCCTTCTAAAAAGTAACAGCTGGAAAGAAAGAGTATTTATACACCATAACAAGACGTTGGCTATCTGAGTCCCGTTATCCGGCTGACGAACGCTCCCACCTTAGAAGTTGATTCAAACCCCATACGTCCACGGATGAGCCACTGGAACGGAATGGTCAGCAGGTACAGCGGAACGAACCACAAACGGTTCAGGCGCTGCCAGAACGTCGCATCGCGTCGGCTCATCCATTCGGTATTGTCGACGACCTGGTAAGCGTATTGCCCTGGCGTTTTTGCTGCTTCCGAGTAGCAATCCTCTTCACCACAAAGAAAGTCGCTTATTTGCTTCCAGTTTTCGAAGCCCTCTTCTTTGAGCCGCTTCTCCAGCTCGTACCGGCCCAGGACCGGCACCCAACCTCTGCGATAAATCATGAGGTTTCCTCCGTACCAGCGAAGTGTTTCGGCAACCGTTTTTCATAGCACACGTCATCGAAGTATTTCTGAGCAACCTTCGCCTCGAAATCATGGAGGGACATTTCAACCGGCCTAATACCATAAAGCAAAGTGCCTTTGTTTAGATCGAATCTTTCCTTACCATCATCAGTTCCTGCATCCTCCATGATACTTTCGGCAATATCAGAAAAGCAGAGCGCCGCGCAGCGAAAATCAGCAAAGGCCCGATGTTCACCCCACTCAGTTACCACATAAATAACGCGGGTCGGGCCGCTGGCGCGGCGTTCAATTTCTCGTTCAATGTCCCGCTTGAACTCATCCAGATCGTTGTCAGTTAGCTTTTTTACGTTAATATCAATCACGTTCCTACCTCATGATCCACTATTCGAGTTGTTTCAACTCTGCCGCTAACACCTCCACTACCGAAACCGAAACCGCCCGTTGCTACGCCAGATCCTGATTTTGGATAAAAACCGGCATCGCGTTCAGCACGGATAAATTCAGATTGAGTAACTTCCTTCTCACCAAAGGCCGGGTGGGAAAGAAAATAGCGCTGTGTGTATCCCAAACGTTCAAGATGATCCATGTTTACCCCCACTGGCCATCAGCAAATAACGCGTTGTACTCGGACGCTGGCAGGCGGCTTCCCCGGATTGAAAGGTCTAGCCAACCACGTCCAGACGGGTCAGCCTTATCCGATTCTTCCCACCGTTCGGCAGCCGTAGCAGCCAAGCATTCAACCGCCTTCAGATAGTCTTCTGTGCGGAACCAGCCGTAGTTAATGCCGCCGTCAGTGACGGCCCAAGCCATTTTCTTCTCTTCAGCTTCAATTTCCCGAATCCGGTTATCGCACTGTTCGCGGCAATACTTCAGCTGTACGTAGTCCAGCGTTTTCAAAAATTCAGTAGTCGACATTTTATCCCTTCCAATCCACCAAAATTTCTCGATATACCCGCTTCCACACGCGGTAGTTGTGCGCAAAGGCTGCGCCACGGGCTTTAATGCTGCGAACCCGAGTATCTTGCTGGCAACGCTTCAGCGCCTTGTTCGACCGATACCAGTGCTGAAGAACCGATAAGACACCGATAGCCAGAAGCGCTAGCAGTAAATCAGCCATAGAACGCCTCCTGTGCGCCGTAGCCGCCCGTATTCATTCCGGTGATGTATTCACGCAAGCGTCGCAGCTCGTGGCTGGAGAGGCGTTCCATGAACTCTGTGAGGTACAGGGAGGCAAAGGTCATCGCGATGCTGGCTGGCGACCACGTAGCCATCGTTGCCAGCTCGTCGCCGGACAGCGCGGTCAGCGCCCAGGCTTCCGGTACAGGAACCGGCAGCGTAGCCAAGGCCTCGGTTATTACTGAATGAGGGGCGTCGGAATCCTGCTCGTTTGTGGATCGCGATTTATGATCCATATATATATTGAGATCCAAATCGTGATCCACTTCGTTGGCGGTCTTCTCTGTTTTACGCGTCTGCAGGTTCAAGCCGTCTTCCTGGCGCTGAGCGAGGATGTCCATCATGAATTCTGCCGACTGCTGGTCAACGAAACGGATCGTAGGCCGCTTATCCCCATCCCTGGCGCGTCGCTTGTCGGTCTTCAGGCCGAGTGAATCGCAGATGTTTTTAAACAGGGCTTCCGGTACCTTCGGTTTACCTTTTGGCGTCATAAAGCCGCCGATGCGCAGGACGTTGTTCAACATGTCTCGGCGTTCGGCGGTCATGAGGTTATCCCTGGCACGCTTGAGGCGCTCCTGGGTGGCCTCTCCTGTCATTGTCTCCGGGTCGATGCCGCAGTCGATAAAGTACTGGCGCAGCGCTGTCGATTTGAGGCCATAGAAGCCGCGCATGGCCACCTCGACCACCGGCAAGCTTTTTACTTTGTAATCGACGATGCCAGGGTGTTTAGCTTGGAACGCTTCATCGGCTTGTTCGCGGGTCATTGCCGTCACGACGAAGTATTCCCACTGCCCGGCCTGTCTGAATGAGTAGGTGAAGTTGATCGCCGACTCCTCACGGTCATAACGACGCGCTGTGACCTCGTCGAGCAGCATGGTTTCATAGCGTCGGACTTTATCTCGAGCGCCGTCGAAGTAGAATTTCAGGGTATCCTCGTCGACGGGTAGCTTCAGCTCATGCTCGATGTCCCAGCGGACAAGCTTCGCCTGTTCCTCCAGGGTTAACGCGCGTTTTTTCAGAATTGCTTCGCGCTCTGACTCGTTCGGTGTATCGATGTTCAGGTGAAGATCCAGCGTTTGTTCCCAGACAATTTCCCGCGCTTCCTTACGCAGCTCCTTCCCGAGTTCATTCGCCTGTGGGTCTCCGGCAAGCGGCGAAACCTTATAGCCGTCGCTGTGCATAATGCAGATCATGTTGCTGGCGTAATCGTTTCGTGCCGTGGCCTCAATGGCTGATGCCTTGATTTTCATCCGGGTGAAATCGGTGTTGGCCACACCCATGGAAATTCTGTCGCCGTCAAAGACAACGTCCGTCAGTTCACCGTTCATACCGGCAGTGGCCAGAAGTGCCTGGACGTATGCGCGTTCGATTTTTTGAGGATCGGTTTCGCGTTTTGCGCGAACCTTATCGAAGCCGATGATAAATTCTTTCGCTGTACGGTCGCGGCGCAGCATCTGGATTGCATCGCTGGGGACGACTTCGCCGCAGAACATGCCGAAGTGGCGATCAAAGTGCTTCTGCTCGATGGACACGCCGGATGAGATTGACGGGCTGTAAATCAGGCCATCGTACTTCTTCACCATCTTTTTCGGTTTGTTGGTGAATTCTTCAACCTCTGGCTCTGGCTTGCTCTTCTGATTAACGCACAGGAACTTCTTGTGCGGATAATTCAGGCGCAGGGTGGCGGTAACGTCCTCGGCGAACGTTGAACTGTCGGTGGCCAGCATGATTTTTTCACCGAGCTCTACGGCCTTCATCACCTCGGACATAATGCGATCCTTTTCGGTGTAGAAGACGCGGATAGGCTCGCCCGTTTCGCGGTTGCGAACGTCGACCGGCAATTCGATAACGTGGATTTGCAACCATGCTGGTAAGCCCAGCTCTTCGCGGCGCTTCATCGCCAGTTCTGCCAGGTCAACCAGCAGATCGTTGGCATCAGCATCCACCATGATCGGGTGTAATTCTGTTCTGGCCAGCGCGTCAATCAGCGTATTGAACACCGCGACCGGGTTTTCCATCGCGCGACCTGAAAGAACGGCGCGTAGCCCCTGTGTGGCCTCGTCAAAACCGAAATAGTCGTGCTGGCGCATCAGAGGTTGCCAGCAGCCTTTCACGATGGAGTTAATGCAGATCGTCAGCTTGCTGGCGTATGGTGCCATTTCCTGATAGCCGGGGTCCTGGTAATGCAGAATATCGGCCTTCGCGCCTTTTCCTTCTGTCATCATTTCCCATAACCCACCGATGAGGCTCACCCTGTGCGCGACAGAAACGCCGCGTTCTGCGTTATGCATCAGCGGACGTAGCAGGCCTGTCGACTTGCCCGAGCCCATGCCAGCGCGAACAATCACGATCCCCTGCAGCTCCTGCACGTATTTCAGAACATCGTCGGTCATAACCGATGTTTCGAAGCGCTTATATGTGATGTGCTGTGGGCGTTTATTAGGGTCGGTAATGCGATCACTGAATGAACGAGGGGCCTGTGCCGTGCGGCATTTTCTGTTCAGGCGGCGTGCAATATGGTCTTTGACGGTGGCGCGGTAGACGTTCTCCAGCCCCATATCCCGCAGAACGATGCAGAACATGTTGAACAGATCGGACGGGCTGTTCGGTACCGGGCATGTCAGCATGCCAATATCTACCGCGTTCAGCAGCTCTTTTGCGAATGTGCGGCGGTTATCCTGCTTCAGGGTTTTCAGCTTGTTCAGCGTCAGCGTGAGCAGGTCAGTGCTGGCGTTAAGGCGATTTGACCTGGCGAACAGCTGGCGCGAGGTTTCACGGAGCCCACGTAATTTATGCAGGTCGTTGAAGTCGCTGCACTCCAGCTGGGGATCATCTTCAAAGGTAGGATAAACGCATTTGATGCCGTGGAACTTTGCAAGAATCTCGAAGCCGGTGCGCAGGCCTGTGTTGCCTTTTCCTTCAGCCGACGATTTGCGGTCGTTATCCAGTGCGCAGGTAATTTTTGCAGCGGGATAGACGTTAACCAGCTGCTCGACAACATGGATCATGTTGTTGGCTGATATCGCGACAACCACGGCATCAAAGCGTTTTTTCGGGTCCTTCCTGGTAGCCAGCCAGACAGAAGCGCCCGTTGCAAAGCCTTCTGTTACGGCTACATTCTGCGCCCCTTTCAGGTCGCCAATAACGAAACATGTTCCGACGAAATCGCCGTTCGTGATGGCGCTGGTCTGGAATTTCCCACCCTGTTGATCGATACGCTGCCAGCCAACAATTCGCCCGTCTTTTCGTCCGTCCAGGTGGGCCAGCGGAACGGCCATATATGTTGTGGGGCCACGGCTCCATTTTGCGCTGTCGTGACTGGTCACGCGACGGATATCACATGCGCTAAATACGTCACGAATTCCTTTCTTGACGGCGTATGGCCATGAACCGTTTTCAGCAGGAGCATGCTCCCAGGCGTGATGGAAAGCCAACCATCCGAGCAAACGATCATGCTCTATCTGGTTATTTTTCAAATCGTTAATGCGTTTCATTTCGACGCGGCGGCGGCGTGCTTCAGCCTGACGTTCTAGGCGAGCACGTTCTTCTTCTGGCTGAGCGACCACGGTCGCACAGTTACGCTGCTGTTCACGGCGATATTCTGAAAACAGAAAGGAGAAACCACTCCATGAACCGGCATCACTGCCTTTATGGACGAAGTTAACAAAGGGGTAACTTAAGCCGTCTTTGCTCTGCTCCAGTCGGGAGTAAATTTCGACGCGGCCTTTGAGGCTCTTTTCCAGCGCTTCCGGGAAGGAATTGTTATATGTGGTGTAGCGCTCTTTACCACCGCGCGGATTAAGCTGGATTCTGTCAGCGCAGGCATGCCAGTTAATACCGGCCATTTTCGCCAGTTCACTAAGCTCGTCCCGTGCTGCTTCGAGCAATGAATACGGATCGCTGCTAAAGCGCTCCGCGTAGAAGTTTTGTAAGGTCATTTTTTAGCCTTTCCATGCGAATTAGCATTTTTTCGGGTTGAAAAAATCCGCAGGAGCAGCCACAATAAACGCACATCTTCTGAAGGACGGTGCCATTATTTTGTGGTGTTGCTCCTGAAAAAAGGCCCGAGTTTGCCGACTCGGGTTTTTTTTCGTCTTTTTTTTGGCTGCTACAGTCTGGTTCAACCCCGTCAAAGTATAGATCGGATTAAACCATAATTATAGTTAGCCATAAACCCCGTTATTGTATCATCTACCCTCAACCATGAACGATTTGATCGTACCGACTACTTGGTGCACAAATTGAAGATCACTTTTATCATGTATAACCCGTTGAGAGTTAGCACTATCAAGGTAGTAGTGCTGCTCGTCAAAGCGCGCTAACCGTTGAATTGTGATTTCACCGCCCTTCTCACAAACCAACACATCCTCACCCGGCACCAGCGTGAGTGAGGAGTCGACCAGGATAACGTCCCCAGGCTGGTAGTTATGCTGAATTTGGTTCCCTACCGTCAATGCGTAAACGGTGCTCCGTTGACTCACGAACGGCAGGAATCGCTCAGTGTTTGCAGGTTCTCCAGGCTTCCAGTCGCTATCCGGACCACTCTCTGTCGTGCCAATAACAGGAACGCGGCCTGGATCCGATTCAGTGCCATACAGTATCCATTGCACGGGCTTACGCAGGCATTTTGCCAGCGACAGCCCGATCTCCAGCGACGGCATTACGTCGCCACGTTCTAAGTTTTGGACGCCCGGAAGAGAGATTCCCACAGCTTCTGCCACTTGCTTCAGCGTCAGTTTCAGCTCTAAACGGCGTGCTTTCAGTCGTTCGCCTCGTGTTTTCATACTGTTAATCATAATAGATCTGTTTATAGCTGGCTATAATTTTTATTAATTATACCTAGCTTTAATTTGTAGTTATTGTTTATAATAAAATCTATGAAACCCGAAGAACTTGTGCGCCACTTTGGCGACGTAGAAAAAGCAGCGATTGGCGTGGGTGTTACACCCGGCGCAGTCTACCAATGGCTGCATGCTGGGGAGATTCCTCGTTTGCGGCAAAGCGACATAGAGGTCCGTACCGCTTACAAATTAAAGAGTGATTTCACCTCTCAGCGCATGGGTAACAAAGGATGTGATCGTGGAACTTAAAAGCATTCAAGCCTGTGTATCAACGGCTCTATCAGACCTGCATTATCTCCAGCGCGGCATCCTTGAGGTTCAGCTGGAGCAGTTGCGCCTTGCCAGCTCTGGCCGCTTTACTGACAAACCGACCAGAACTATCTGTTTGGGCGATAGTGGGTCCGATGAAATCACTATTGCCGCTGAACCCGTTCGTTATCATGTGGGAAAATCATTCAAACAGTCTTCGATGCTGCTCACTGAATTAGATTTCATGACCGCTAGCTGGCGTCGTGCAATCGAGCAGTTAAATAGCGAAGAGACTGCCTGGCTACATTATTGCTATGGCTGCAAACCAAATTATAAGAATGATGTGATTATTTGCCAGTGGCTGTGGCTCGATTTTTTAATTTCTCATTCCAGGGAGGGTTTCAAGAAAATGAAAGCCCCCACAAAAAACATCATGCAGAAATTAACTTACTACGGCATCCAGAACGTTAAATTTGAAATTCTGCATGATAAAGAAAGAAGTGAGATGGAGCAGGACGCATATATTAGCATTTTACTTGATATATCCGTGGATAGCTGGCGTAAGGATTATAAAAAACGCTGGTTGTTAATGAAATCACGATGCATGCATCTTAACGATATCGCACTGTTAAATGCGGCGGAGAAGCGCAGTGAAATCATCGAAAGCCATCGTGCAGGATGTTCCGACTTGCCTGTGCCAGCAGGTTATGTACAGGAAGCCAGATAGGCCTGAACTCCGGTTCTCGGGAGTAAGGAATGAATACATCATCTGGTGCCCTACATGCGGCTATCAGACGCTCCCTGACAGTAACAGACAATCCGTAATTACTGAATGGTATTTATCAAATCAACCGGGTAATAAGCATATCGAAAAAATATGGCTCAAGCGTTATCTGGAAATCAAAGAGGGTGCGACCGCGGTCGCACAAGATAATGAAGAATACTCCGTTTAAGCAAGGGCCCATGTCGCGCGATGATGCGGAAAATATTTCTCGGCTTTATAAGAAAAAAGGCCATGAGGTAGTTATCGCTGATTCTTTGGCTTTAGATGGGACATATTATGTTTACGTCACTCTACCTGAATTAAAGAAAGAACCCACACCATCAAGAACTTTTCAACAAAGAATATGGGAATAAATATGGTTAACATGCAAAAAACCATTCTGTCGATGATTATGCATAAATGGCTTGAAAGCGATTCTGTAATTATCGACACGGAAACAACCGGTCTTGCTGACGATGCTGAGATTATCGAGATAGCGATTATCAATATGCGCGGCGAAGTGTTGCTCGACACTCTTGTGAAGCCGACCAAATCAATCCCTCCGGAAGCAACCAAAATCAATCACATCACCAACGAAATGGTTGCCAATGCACCAGCGTGGCGTGATGTATTCCCAAAGGTGTTGACGATAATTAGCCAGCGTAAATGGCTGGCCTGGAACTCAGGTTTTGATGCCCGCATGCTAGGGCAGACCTGCGTAAACACGGTTTTTCTAAATAAAAACGCCTATTACGGGGCCTCCGTTGTTGCGCGGATTCACACCAGCCATATTGACGCCAAAGCAGTCTACGACCAGTGGTATGGAGAGTTTGACGAGAAGCGTAAAGCTTTCAAGCGTCAGAGCCTGACAATCGCAGCTGCGCGACACGGTGTATCAGTGGAGGGAGCACATCGCGCCCTGGCTGATTGCCAGATGGTTCTGGCCGTGCTGCAAAAAGTCTGCGCTCCCGCTCCTCAAACAGAAAGCGTTGCCGACAAAGATTTACCTCCCTGCCCGTTCTGCTATGGCCCACCCTCGTTGTTCACCCATCACCTGAATGACAAAGGCTATGCCCCTTTATATCAGCCCGTGAATTATGGCGATGATGGTCTGTACGTAGGTTCGTATGTCTTTTGCCATGAATGCGGCGCACAGGGTGAAGAAGTAAGAGACCACGTCTACGAAGATTCAGATGTTGCCCAGCTCGAAGCGGAGGCAAAGAACGTCTGGTCAGATCGTGACGAGCGCCACCGCGATCTGTATGTATCCAGCCAAGAGGACAAATCATGAAACTGAAAATGTTCACACCCGATGGGTCGGTACTTATCGAAAGCAGCCTGGTAGCGCAGTTCTATCCAGACCATGAAAGTGGCGGTGAGTTAACAACCATCGAAACAGTATCCGCTACTGGTGAAACCTTCTCTGCGAAGGTTAAGCACTCATTTCATCAAGTGACAAGTGCGCTTGTCACCGCTTGGAGTGTTGACGAGAAGAAAGCCGAGCAAAGAGGGAGTGATGAATACGATTAAACCAGAAGGGCCTTTTATCCTCATGACGTTCGAGGGGGACGATATTCTTTTTGACGATCGCGGCATCGTGATGATGAACGGGAAGCCGAAATGGACAGGAGTTGCTCGCCTGTATTTTGAAAGGGATCTTGGCGAGCATAAAGCAAAATATTGGTCGCGAGATATCAAAGACGCGCGCGCCTTCAACACTATGGATGAGGCGACAGTTCAGCTTTGCAAAATGAAAAATCCGCACTTAATCCGGATTCGCCAATTAATCGTGAAGGGAGAGTGAGCATGGCTACAGATGAAATTCTGATGGTGAATCGCATCGGTCGTGCAGATGGAGATTATGGCTGCTACTGCCCTCACTGCGGGGAGCCAATGTTCTTCAGCGAAGATGATCTGGATGATGTTCGCGGTTCCCAATACCAGCACACTTGCGTGTTAAGCATCAGAACGGGCGAACGTTGTGATGGCTGGATAGAAGTTTCAACCGGCGCGAAGGTCTCCAAAATTATGTTTGACCAGGGCGAGGACTAACCCATGAGTACTATTACCAGAGAATGGCTGCAGAAGACTATCGCTGAGTTTGAGACCACTTGCGACGAGATCCCATTCGGGATGGATGATGACGACGCGAAGATTCTGCAGGTGTTGAAATCGCAGCTAGCATCGCTAGAAGCTTCCCCTGATTACTATGTTGTCGTGACTAGCGTTGGAGTTTGGCAGAGTTTCTGCAAAACCAGAGCAGAGGCAGAGTGTTTTATATCGAAACCGTACAACCCAGGTTACTCGATTCTTGAGATATACACTGGCCAGCCCGCTCCGGGCATTGGTGTGGGCGAACTGACTATGTTGGTTAAGCGATTAGCCTTCTCTCTTAGAAACGCCAAACCAGACAGCAAATTACCCAAAGACGCGATGTCCTATCTGAGCAAAAAAGGGCTGATAAGCGTCGCGGATGTACTGCGATAAGCAACCCGTTACCAGGAATCAGCGAATGAAAACAAAACGTAAATCGGCGGTAGAAATACTGGTCAGACAAGAAGACTTTGCGCTGGATCATACTGTCTGCAGCAGAAGTTTGCGACTTTTGGCAGCCCAAAAGTTTCTTAATGTTTCTTACGGAGTGAGTTGATGGCACAGAAACCAGCACTGACAGCAGCACAGAGACAGAAGCTGCGCCGCGAGCGCTTGAAAGAGAACGGCACCCGCAGGCGGGATTGGATTCTGGAGCCTGAAGAACTGCGAATGCTCAGCGAAATCTGCAAGCAGCGTAGGCCCGATCGGCCAGCTTACTCCGAAAACGAAGTTATTGGGCTTTTGATCCGCAAAGACTACAAAGCGTTGCAGAAATCGCTAGCGGCAACATGTAACAGCTGCGGAAAACCTCTGTCTGAGGTTTCTGCGTGCTCATTCGACGGTCAGAGCGACTGCATGTTAACTACCGCCAGATTGAAGCTGGCCATTAAACCGTGACTGGTCACGAGGTGAAAAATGGACAAGAAAGTTTTGCTTCTTGAAAAGCTTCATCAACGAACTAATGCCAGTTTAGCGAGTGGCGGGGATGGTTTCGTTTTTGCGTCAATGCTTTCACTTGATGTGGGCCTGAACACACGGACCGTTCGGGGAATTCTGGATGCCGCAGTTGTTGGTGGTGTTCTTGAACGAAGGGAGCGAGGTACAGGCAGAGCTCATAAGTACCGGACAATTCAGTGAAATTAATCAAAAATTTACTGAATTGTGGCTGTATCATTTGCGGAAAAGCCTGTAATTTTATACAGTATAAATAACGTTGGTAGAATAAATGGTAGACAATTCAATGGCAGCTACAGTCGTATCAAGTTGTGAAAGACTCAATGCCCAGCTGAGTGATCTAGATGCTGTTCTGGACATGGTATCAGTAGCGATGGCATCTCCGGAAGCCAGCTTACACATGGAAGAAGCCACGCGTCTCATTTGCATGTCGCGCCGGATGGTGCAGAAGTGCAGAGCTATGGCCAAAGTTGATGGCCATAGCAGCCAACCTCTTAGATAAGGAAAAAGGTGAGGTAGTCCCTCACCTTTTTCTTTCTTAGTAGATGGCCTGAATATTGATATTAGCCCCGCATGCCTGGGCATATTTATTCAGGGTCTTCATACTTGCCCCAAGTGGGTTCCCTTCGAGGCGGCTAATTGCAGATGGGGGTATCCCCATTCTTTCAGCCAAGGCCGATTTAGTTAAACCGGCCTTTTCTCTCATCTCGTACAGCATTTCTAACAGGGCCAGCTCTCTATCTGCGTCCTGGTATCCCCGGATTGCCTCCGGGGTGTTGAGCAGCTTTTCCTTAACCTGGTTAAACGGGATGCCTTTCACTTTCATTAGCTCATCTCCTTCAGGCGCGTTCTCGCGATTTCTATGGCCCCTGCAGGGGTTTTTTGTGTCTTCTTAACAAATGCATGCAACAGGTAAATTTCGTGGCCTACGGCGTATGCATACAGCGTTCTGGCTATGTTCTTATCTCCAACCCTTAACTCAAAAAGGCCACCGCCAATGACGCGGCTATGAGGCATTTTTAGTTTATTCCCTTCACTTTCCAGTCTTTCGATCAGCCGAGTCATGCGACCACGTAGCTCATCAGGTAGTTCTTGTAGCTCATCCAGCGCTGCCGGGTGGGTTAACACGTTAAACATAGTATAGCCTCCTGATACGTATAAATATACCAAAAGTGGAAATTTAACACAATAATTAAATTTCACTAAAAAGTGAAAAATAACACTGGATGTGTTTATTGGGCAGAGTTACAGTTCGTGTCGTTGAGAGGGGAAAAGTCCCTAACCATATGAATCTGGGGTTGATTATGAATTATCAAGGCAATGAAAACATGCGCAAAGACGCGGCAGAGATTTCCAACGAACTTTATGAGTTGTGGCAGAAGGTGAAACGTTTTGAACGCGAATACAGCTACAACAGCAAGGACCTGACCGAACGCCTGGCGGGGCGACTTGTAGGCACGATGGAGCCTAAGTTAGCAGAGTTGAATAAGTTTATGGCTGATATTGAATTTCAGTTTGAGGATTGAGGGACGAGGCAATGAACGTAAAGAACATCCGCGAAAACATGACTGAACAGGCTTTAAGCGTTGAAACCGTTATGCGGGGCCACCCCCGCATCTCATTGCAGGCATTAAGCGACGCATGCGCCCTGAGCATCGTAAAAACGGAATTTATTCTGCAACAGATGGTTTGTTTCGGGGTAGCGCAAAGAGGCGCATTTGGGCGTTATTCGTTAACTCTGGAATATAAAAACGGTAATTTCTAAAAGTGTGCGACCACGGTCGCACAGATTAAAAACGAAAAAGGTTGGCAAAACAGGCATTTTTAGGTATCGTTTTTCTAAGTTGGGTTATTTGCGCCTGACTCTCACATAACCGCCTACGTGAAGTGAACCCCGAAAGTTGGACACCCAACGATTAGGGGTTTTCTGTTTTATGGCCAGGAAAAAGTTCACGCCAGAATTTAAGCAGCAGGTTGTTGCTCATTACCTCAACAGTGATGACGGCGCCAAAGCAACGGCCCGGCGTTTCGGCATTGATCATGGGGCAGTGCGAAGATAGACGGAACACTGGAAGGTCAGTGGCCAGGCCGGTTTCCTCATCAAAACTGCGCGTTACTCCGCTGCTCATAAAGAATCCGTCGTCCGCTATATGTGGGATAACGCCGCTTCGTCCCGTAAGGCCGCAGCTGTTTTTCAGATTGCTGCTGCCTGTACTGTCAGCCGCTGGGAGCGTCTTTATCGTGAGGGGGGTATTCTGGCCCTTCAGGATAAGCCCCGAGGACGACCCGGAATGTCTGCCAAAAAATCCAAATCAGCACCCGCCCCTGTCGGCCAGCGACCGAATTTTACGACCCCGGAAGAGGAGCTGGAGTATCTTCGCGCAGAGAACGCTTACCTAAAAAAGCTGCATGCCTTAATTCAGGAAAAGCAGTTGCAGACGCGGAAGACAAAACGCGGATAGTTTCTGTATTAAGGCCCCTGTATAAACTGTCAGCTCTCCTGCATATCGCCGGTCTGGCGCGCAGCACGTTCTATTATCAGCTGAAAATCCGCTGTTGTGATGACCGCCACTCTTCAGTCAGCCAAAGAATAGTGGCCCTGTTCCATTACCATAAAGGACGCTATGGATATCGCCGTATTACGCTGGCCCTGCGCAATGAAGGGCATGTAATAAACCATAAAACGGTCCGTAAGCTCATGCGGGAACAACAGCTCTCGTCAAATCTGAGGGCTAAAAAGTACAATTCCTACAAGGGGATATACGGGAAGACAGCGCCCAATGTGCTGCAACGCGACTTCACTGCCGATAAGCCGAAGCAGAAGTGGGTGACGGACGTGACGGAGTTCAGGGTGGGAAGCAAAAAGCTGTACCTCTCTCCCGTTATGGATCTTTACAACAGTGAGATTATTGCCTGGAATATGGATGAGCATCCCGGCATCGGTCTCGTGGCAAAAATGCTGGATGATGCGCTGGACGAGCTGAGTTCTGGTGATGGCCCGGTGCTTCACTCAGATCAGGGCTGGCAATATCAGATGGCGGTGTATCAGGAAAAGCTCTCTTCAAAAGGCCTGACGCAAAGTATGTCACGTAAAGGTAACTGTCTTGATAATGCAGTGATGGAGAATTTTTTTGGGATACTGAAATCAGAATGTTGGTACTGTGAAGAGTACCGTGATGTGGCTCAGTTAAGAGAAGCAGTGGATGAATACATCCATTACTACAACCATGAACGGATCAAAGCTAAATTAAATGGCCTGAGTCCGGTACAGTACCGGACTCAGGGAATATCAACCGCCACATAATAAAGTGTCCAACAAATGGGGTTCACTTCATACGGGCGGTTTTTTTGTGCCTGAAAAAGTGGGCGCGGGACAAGTTGCAGCTCATCCCGCGGTCAACCCATGCCAGAGGTATAGGCTGAACCTAAAGCCCACCCGCGATGCGCATCGCAGGGGTAGCTTACCCAGGCAGAAATATAATAGCTATGTTAAAGACTACACAAATCGACGGAGCGCAGCTCGTTTGCGCAGATTCTCTGCAATTCATCAAAACCATTCCTGATAATTCCGTAAACCTTATCGCAACTGACCCGCCATATTTTGGCGTGAAGTCGAATGACTGGGATAACCAGTGGGACAGTGATGCGGATTTTTTGGGCTGGCTTGATGAGTTTCTGGCGGAATTCTGGAGAATACTGGCACCAAATGGCAGCTTATACATGTTTTCCGGTTCGCGGCTTGCGTCAAAAATTGAACTGCTTACGCGCGACCGCTTCAATGTCCTGAGCCATATCACATGGGCTAAACCAAGCGGCGTATGGAAACGGCAAAATAAAGCGAGCCTGCGGGCTTTCTTCCCGGCAACTGAGCGCATCATATTCGCTGAGCATTACGGTGCATCTGGTTATGCAAAAGGTCAGTCAGGATATGCCAGCAAATGCGCTGACCTGCAGAAAGATATTTTTGCGCCGCTGATTGAATTGTTCGCCAGTGCGCGTCGCCAGCTGGGGATCTCAGCTGCAGACATCAATGCAGCTACAGGGAAAAAAATGTGTTCGCACTGGTTCTCTGCATCGCAATGGCGGCTTCCGTCTTTGGTTGATTTCCATAAGCTGCAGGCTTTATTCCAGAGAAGAGCAGAGGAAATGGGTGTTGCTTGCCCTCCTCCGTTTAACGTTGGATATGCTGAACATCAGCAGCACTATGCTGAGCTGAAGCAGAGCTATGAATCTATCAAAGGGCAGTACGACGATCTGAAAGCGCAATATGAAAATCTGCGCCGACCGTTCTCAGTGACCGCAGATGTTCCGTATACAGATGTTTGGGCGTTTCCACCGGTACAGTATTACCCAGGAAAACATCCGTGCGAGAAGCCAGCTGCGTTGATGGAACACATCATCAGCAGTAGCACTCGCCCTGGAGACGTAGTAGCTGATTTCTTCATGGGATCGGGGAGCACAATCAAGGCCGCTCTGAAGCTCGGCAGAAAAGCTATCGGTGTAGAACTTGAAGAAGAACGCTACCTACAGACGGTAGAAGAAGTGAAAAGCATTACAGCGCTTTAAGCGCTCAGTTATGCAACCAAACCCGCCATAGAGCGGGTTTTTTATTTCCTGGCTCTGACGCTTTTTTTTGGGGCTAAATTCAACACACAGCGCTCCTTATCAGGGGGTGAGGCTATGACCAGAATGAGCACGATTTACAGCAGACTTTCATACGGAACTGGTACGACATTGGCGGGCTGTGGTGTATCTGCGAAGGCATACGCCGAAAGCTCCAAAACTACAGCCTGGATGATTGCAGATAAAGTCGCAGGCCTGACCTTAAGCGACTGGGCAATTATTGTGGGTATCACCTGCACCATTATCACTTGCGCCGTTAACTGGTATTACCGGCGTAAAGAAAGGGAGGACCGATTAAATGGCTATCTCTCAAACGCTGAGAAATAAGTTAAGCGCAGTGGTCATCGGGCTTATCGTCGCTGGCGCTTCCGCCCCGACAATTCTCGACCAGTTCCTGAATGAGAAAGAGGGTCACAGTACGACAGCGTACAAAGATGGCTCCGGTATATGGACGATTTGCCGTGGTGCCACGATGGTCGATGGTAAGCCGGTACTGAATGGCATGAAGCTGACGCAAGCTAAATGCGATCAGGTCAACGCCATCGAGCGTGATAAAGCCCTGGCGTGGGTTGATCGAAATATCAAAGTACCACTGAGCGAGCCGCAGAAAGCAGGGATAGCCTCATTTTGTCCATACAACATTGGTGCAGGTAAATGCCTGCCATCTGGATTTTTGCGTAAGTTGAACGCAGGAGATCGCAAAGGGGCCTGCGCTGAAATCAGGCGGTGGATATTCGACGGTGGGCGTGATTGTCGGCTGACTAAAGGCGATAAAAATGGCTGTTATGGTCAAGTTGAGCGGCGTGATCAAGAAAGTGCGCTTACATGCTGGGAGATAGACCAGTGAATGCCTCCCCGTTAATCGCATTAGTAAAAGCCTGGTGGAAATCTTTTGTCTTACTGATTGTTCTGGGCGGTGCGTTTATCGCGGGCAATGCCTGGAGTGATCGAGAATGGGAAAAGAGGTGGGCAGTCCGTGATAGTGATGAGTCTTCGCGACAAGCCAACGCGCAGACTGCCGCCAGAATGATAGAGCAAGGGCGAATTATTGCCCGTGATGAGGCCGTTAAAGATGCTCAAGAGAAAGCAGCAGCTGCGCGTGATGATTCTATCCGTTTGTCTGGCACTGTTAGCCAGCTGCAGCAACAGGCAAGAAAGCTCGCTACTCGCCTGGACGCCGCAAAGCACACCGCAGATCTTGCCGCTACCGTCAGAGGCAAAACAGCCGGAACCAACGCCGCAATGCTCGCCGACATGCTCGGAAGCCTTGCAGCAGAAGCTAAATATTATGCTGAACGATCTGACGAAAGCTATCGAGCAGGAATGACCTGCCAGCGCATTTATGACTCGGTGAGAGAGTCAAACAACCAATCTGGAGCCTCGCAATAGCGGGGCTTTTTTATAGCTGAAATCAGCGGAGATAAAATGGCGAAAATCAAACTGACACTCGAACAGATTAATGCTCTGGCTAAGTTTGCAGAGGAAGAAGGCCAGCCCGAATACACGGTTTGTCATGGGCAGATTCCGGGCTTCGATAATGTTCCAGATTACGATGGTTTGATTGCGTTTTCTGGTTCGGAAGAGCATGGCGTTCTGGCTCTGGAAGAAATAGCGCAGGGTGGTATTTGATGAAAGTTTATATTGCTGGGCCAATGACTGGCCGTGAAAACTTTAACCGAGAGGCTTTCAATAAAGAGGCAGATCGCCTGACGCGCCATGGTCATACCGTTCTTAGTCCGGCCAGTTTACCTAATGGTCTGGAGCAACGTGAATTCATGGATATTTGCTTCGCGATGCTTCGCTGTGCAGATGCAATCCTGATGCTTCCAGGCTGGCAGACCTCATCAGGTGCTACTGCTGAATATCATTACGCCTACAAGATGGAGCTACCGGTTTACTCAACGCTTCATTATCCGCCTGTGGCAGAAGCCGCAGTCTAAGACAAAACAATACTTATAAAAGTAGTGTTCCGCTTTCGTGCGACCACGGTCGCACGCTTTTCCATTCCCATAGACATGAGCGTTGCTACGTAACGGGTTCATAGCCCAATCTGCGCGGACTAATAGCGCTCATGTCTATGAGGTTGTATTAGCAATTTAAAGGGATACCCCATGGCAAACACGTATACGATTTGTGAAGTAACAGTGACGATCCCAAAAATCGGCATTGTATCCAGTGATAAAGAAGGGAACGAGTTTAAGTGTGGAGAAATCTATCACATTAATCTCTTCGCTATGAGACCAGGCTGGAGTAATCGCCTCAGCGACTTTGAAGGATTGATTGTTGGACGGCTAGACTTTTCGGGCTACTCGGAATCACAGTTCTCACGCACTCAGAAAATTATTATGCCTAATGGCTACGAGCTGGTAGCGCTGCGCGTGGGCGAGAGTGGTCGTCCTATAACATGGGAGAGCCTGCCAGTGCTGTTTGTCGGCGACCCCATCAGCCTGAAAGATGCCGATGATACTGTCAGAGTAAGGATGGGCAAGATTCATAGTGCCGAGCCCTTCAGCATCAGAGACGCTAAGGTATTTATCCACGATGCCTTTATTAGGGATGGCGTCTCGGTAGCGAATCACGGTGTGGGGCTGAACGTCGACAATGACAGCCGCGAAATGCGCAACTTCGATCATCACGATATTGGTGCTGATAGCTTTGAAGTGAAAACAGTCGTGACCTATCCAGCCGCGCTTGGCGCGGCTATGGAAATGTCTCTTAACGACGATACAAGCAAGGCTATCACCAAGTTAGTTAACGACACCATCCGCAAAGCGTTGCAGCCTGGCGGTGCAATCTGGTCTCAACGGAAAGGGCGTTGAGGCCGCACCCAGCGCGGCCCCCAGGGCTTCGCGGGTCCTTTCCGGCAATCCGCCCTGTTACGGGGCGGCGACCTTGCAGGCTCCCGCTATTTATGAAATTTTTGGATGTGAGGTTGTTGTTTAATCATTGCTGAAAACGAGTGAGGAAATATGGCCGTTCTTTTGAATAAATCTGATATGGCTTCCTCGCTGGGGATATCCGTCCAGGCCTTTGATAAATGGGGCGTCCGGTCAGTAGAGAAGAAGGGGCGGGAAGTATTCTTCGATGTTCGTTCGGTCGTTGAAAACCGTATTGAACACCAGAGCCGGAAACTACAACCATCGCAAGATGATGGTGACGATGATGGTATCAATATTGAATATGAACGCTGGCGCTTAACTCGCGCCAACGCGGATGCGGCGGAGCTGTCGAATGAGAAGAAACGTCGCGAGGTCGTAGAGACTGCGTTTTGTACTTTCGTGTTATCCAGAATAGCCGCTGAAATATCGAGTACCCTGGATGGCATCCCGCTTTCGATGCAGCGCCGGTTCCCTGAACTGGAAAATCGGCATATCGAGTTCCTCAAAGGGGATGTGGTAAAGGCGATGAACAAGGCTGCGGCGCTGGATGAACGGATTCCGGGGTTGTTGAATGATTATATCGACCAGTCAGGTAGCTAATCTGCAGGTAGCGGTAAAAGCTGGTCTGAAATCACTACATCGCCCGGAGCCGCTTACAGCAGTTGAGTGGGCTGACGCACATTATTACTTACCAAAAGAGTCTGCATACCAGGAAGGGCGGTGGGAAACGCTGCCTTTTCAGCGCGCAATTATGAATGCGATGGGCAGTGATAATATCCGCATCGTGAATGTCATTAAGTCAGCGCGCGTCGGCTATTCGAAAATGCTACTCGGCGTTATTGCTTATTTTATTGAGCATAAACAGCGAAATGAGTTGCTTTGGCTTCCCACTGATGGTGATGCAGATAACTTCATGAAATCGCACGTTGAGCCGACGATTCGTGATGTCCCCTCGCTGCTATCGCTTGCTCCCTGGTATGGGAAAAAACACAGGGATAACACCCTGTCGATGAAACGCTTTATCAACGGTCGTGGTTTTTGGTGCCTGGGTGGTAAGGCAGCAAAAAACTATCGCGAAAAATCTGTCGATGTGGTCGGTTACGATGAGCTGGCGGCGTTTGACGCAGATATTGAAAAAGAGGGTTCTCCAACTTTTCTGGGCGATAAGCGTATCGAAGGGTCAGTCTGGCCTAAGTCAATACGCGGCTCCACCCCAAAACTACGTGGAACGTGCCAGATTGAGCGAGCTGCAAAAGAGTCTGGGCATTTTATGCGTTTTCATGTCGCATGCCCGCATTGCGGTGAAGAGCAGTACCTCAAATTCGGTGAGCGGGATACACCCTTTGGCTTCAAGTGGGAGCCGGAACAGGCTGATACGGTTTACTACCTCTGCGAACATAACGCCTGCGTCATTAAGCAGCATGAACTGGATTTTTCCAACGCTCGTTACATTTGCGAATTGACCGGAATATGGACCCGTGACGGGCTTCGCTGGTTCTCGTCGGCTAATGCTGAAATTGACCCGCCTGAAAGCGTAACTTTTCACATCTGGACAGCCTACAGCCCGTTTACCACATGGGTGCAGATTGTTAAAGACTGGTTCAAGACGAAAGGCGATACGGGTAAACGCAAGACATTCGTTAACACCACCTTGGGTGAGACGTGGGAAGCGAAAATCGGTGATCGCCCTGATGCGGACGTTTTAGCGGAGCGAAAAGAGCACTTCGGCTCAGCCGTACCGGATCGAGTCGCGTATCTGACTGCAGGTATCGACTCCCAGCTTGACCGCTACG